GTGATGGTGCGCACCGCTGCAATGGCTTTCACAAGGCTGATGTTCTGGTTGTCTTCGCCGACGGCCGACAACGTGCTGTGCCAGTCCTCGATCCAGTCGCTCATGTCTTTCTGCGACATGGCCCGGCAACTGATTGCCTGCACCGCCTGGTAACCAGCTGTTGCCTTCAGCTTGAGTACGGCCCGATCATCGGCATGGCCAGGGGCTGCTTCGGTACCGAGATTGAACAGTACTGAGCAGGTCATCTCGTCTTGATTGATAAAGCCCTTGGCATCGACGACAGCCCGGTCGGTGACGTACTTGCCGAAATCCATCAGGGAGTTGGTGGAAAAGGTGCCACGGAAGCGGCTGCGGAATGCGCCGAAGGCTTCCAGGCTGATCACCTTTGCGCCTTCAGGCAGCACTGCGGTTGGCATGTCAGTGTCTAGCGCTTTCGCCGTGGCAATCAGCGCAGTATCGGTGATCAGTTGAATTGCTTCTTTCGTGAGGGACATATTTCAGGTCTCTATGGGGAAGGGGTGCTGCCGGGGGGGATCAAGTGCGGCGCGGTATTGGCGCCTCGTCCCGGGTGAACATTTGGTCGTGCTTCTCAGCAAACAGTGAGATCTTGCCGCCGGAGCCGACATGCATCGGCGTATCCAGGCTGGTGTTCTCGCTGCGGGTGCCGCGCTTGGTCGGAACCTTGTAGTCGAGCTTGTGCTTGATCTTCACCTGGCTGGATTCGCCGATCTGGCTGAAGTCCAGAGTGATCACCAGCTTGCCGACCTTGCCGTGATCCACGACGCCGGCGGCGACTTCAGAAAGGGCGTGGCCGATCTGGCTGGCGAACGCGCCGCCGTTCAGTTCTTCAAGGAACTCTGCGGTGTCTGTTGCGATTGGCATGGTGCTTTCTCCGATGGTGTTTTTATCCCACTGGCCGGCACCGCCAACCAGGTTTGTCGTTTGCGTTGTTGAACGCGGAAGCGCCTCAAGTCAGCTTCCCGCCTTGCGCAAGTTCGATGCTGTATCGCGCGGCGATCTGCTCGACCTGCGGAGTCGTCAGTTTTTCGCCCAGGGCGCGCAGCTTGTTCCGCACCTCGATAGGCGTTCGCCGGACGGTACCGAACTCGGTAACGATTGCGGCGAAGTCGCGAATCATCTTCGCCAGTTCGCCTTCCTTCTTGGTGAACTCTCGGCGCGCATCCTTGCGGCGGGTGATGGCCGAGTTCCACATGCTGATCGGCTTGGGCTGGGTTTCGCTTAGCCCGCACTGGCGAACCTGGCCGCCAGATGCAAGGAAGGCCGCTTTTGCGGCCTCGATGGGTGCTTGGCGTTCGTAGCCAAGCTGAATGAGTGTGTCCATATCAGGCACCGTTCAGATGGTGGTGAGGGGCAAAGGGGATGTCATCGTCGAAGCTGTCGAAGTCCGGCCCGTTCGTGCCTTGTTGATTTTGAGCTGGGCGGGCTGCGGCCTGTTGCCGGGACTGCTGCGGCCTGGCCTGCTGCACTGGTTGACTGGCCTGCTGCGGTGGTGAGCCGGCGAACTTGATCACGATGATCTTGCCGGTCAGCTTGAAACCCTCACCGCCACCAGTCTTGGCGTAGGTTTCGATGTGGGTATCGTCCATGGTGAAGTAGATCTGCTGCCCCTTGAGCAGGTAAGGCGCCATGGCCTCGGCCTGCTTACCCCAGAGAGTGGCGTCAACCCATTGGGTAGGTCGCTTGCCGTCGACCTTGCGGCCGTAGTCGCAGGCCAGCGCCAGATTGATCACGGCGTCACCGCCTGGGGTGTAGCGCAGCTCAGCGTCACGGCCAATTCGGCCGACGTCGGTAAGTGTTGGCATGGGATTTCCTTAAGCAGCGATGCCGAGCACGCGATTCATGCGCTCGTCGAGGATTTCGTAGAAGGTTTTGACCCGCTCACTCATCTTGCGAATCATCACTTCGTCGCGGTAGGCGCGTTTCACGAACAGCTTCATGCCTGGCCAGTAGCTGACGAAGTCGATCCACTCGCGATCTGAAACCCAAAGTCCGCCCTGGCACTGCGCGACGTGTTCTTTCGGGATATCACCGGAGAGGATCACTTCAACCTGAAACTTCGGCAGTTTGGTTTTTATCTCGCAGAGCCCGTCTTCGCCGATCAGTGAGTCAGGCGAGTAACCGATCCCATGGTTCAGGATGATCCCGACCTGATTCGTGGTGACGTCCACCTGAGACTGGTACAGGCCGCGAGCCACGCCTTCGTATTCGTGACCGCGCTCGGTGTGGCGATTGCCCTGGAACGGGTCGGCAGCCTCACCGGTGATGCGCTCACCGATCAGCGTGTTCATGTAAGTGAACGCGCCGGCGCCGAAACCGGCTTCGCCCTTACCGTTTACCAGCAGGCTATCCAACTCAGAGCAGGTGACGATGCCCAAGCGCAGATCCAGCCATTCTTGGGTGCCTTGCTCTACATTACTGATGATTTGCATCGTCCTTCCCCTCGGTTGTTTTGCTGTTTTGGGTTGCCGACTTGGTGAGCATTGCCAGTACCTGGTCAAACACTGCTTTCTCGACGGCGGTCGGTGTGCCGTGGATTCCGGCGAATGCGGCTTTCGCTTTCTCGCTGCACTTTTCCAGCAGCATGGCGATCTGCGCAGCTTGGGCGGACGTGACTCGCGGCGTTACTTGCGCGCCCGGCCCGTTACCGTCGTCGTCTTCACCAGTCGTGGTGATGTTCAGCAGCAGGCCCGCGGTGTACCGCTTGCCGTAACTGACGCTGGAGGCGACTGCCTGCACGCCGTTCTTGCTGCCGGATGCATCGACAGGCAAGACGATCGATGTCACTTCTCGATGCCCGGCGCGGTGGCTCAACACGCCTTCGACCTCGATGCCACGCTCGTTGCGAGGCGTCCGGAAGGTGATGGCAAAGCCATACTTGGCCATTACCGGCTTGATCATCTCGTTGACGTCTTCCCAGAGTGCGTAGGTGCTCTGGATGCGGCCGCTTTTGTCCTTGATGCCGCCGCGCTCACCGATTACCGGCATTTCTTCCTGCAACTGGGCCAGGGCGTCGTCATACTGCTGTTTTGCCTGCTGCGCCTGGAAACGTTCGTGCATCGCCATCAAGCGTTCCATCTTGTCGATGTCAGCGTCGGGGCTCATGGCCACCTGCTGAATGATCGACATGATCGTTGCTGACTCGGTTTGCATGGTCGGTAGGCGCTCGACCTTTTCTGTCACTGCAAGATTGCTCATGGCGACCTCAGTACTGAATGGATATGGCGGGGATTTTGCGTTGCGCAATCAGGGTGATTGCCTGCTTCGCGCATTCCTCGGTCATGCCACCGGTTACGAACGCTTCAAGCGCTTTCCGGTTGATAAACTTCTTGTGCTCGATATCAGCTTCGCGCAAAGCGGCTTGGCGAATGATCTCGTCGGCGGCGTCGTTCTGGCGCTTGATCTCGGCGAGGCGGGCATCTTCGGCTGCTTGTATGGCACGCTGTTCGGCAGCGATGCGCGCTTGCTCGGCGCGCTGTTCCGCCGCCAGACGGTTGGCTTCGGCCTGTTCGGCAGCCAGTTGTGCCTGTTCGGCCTGAAGCTTGAGCTGGCGACGCTGAAGTTCGGCTGCCGCCTCAGCGTCTGCTGCGTCCTTCTCAGCTGCGCGCTTGGCGTTGGCGGCGCTGTCGATCAACTCCTGCTCGCGGCGGGCAGCGGCTTCTCGTTCGGCCTGGGCACGCTGCTCGGCTTCACGCAGGGCTCGCTCTTCGGCTTCCAGGGCGATACGAGCCTCACGCTCTTGCTGTTCACGCAGTTCATCTTCAGCACGGCGGCGAGCCAGTTCTGCCTGATCGGCTTCGTATTGCTGGCGGGCGGTGAGGGCGGCGCGCAGAACACTCAGGGATTTGTCTTTGGCTCGGGCTGCTTCGGCTTCGAACTCTTCCCAGCTTTCGCCCAAGGAGATGGCTTCAAGCTGTGCGAGACGGTTGGCCAAATCCTCAGCAATGATTCCGTCCAGGTCGATGGCCAGCGCCTTGATCCGCTGGATTGCATCGTTGTGCTTATCAACCCGAGCATCTTCGGCGGCCTGCCATTCATTCAGCGGCCGGCGCACTTCTTCCTGCCAAGCTTCCAAGGTGTCCCGGACGCGCTTGCGCTCGGCGTCGATTTTCTTCGGCACTTCCTTCAGGTCAGCCACCAGCTTCTTGCCGACGTCGTCTAGAGCAGTCTTGGAGCGGGCGACTGCATAGGCCATCGAAGCGATCGCGTCGCGACCCTTACGGGTGCTGATGTCCGGCGTGAAGCCGTCGATCTTGGTCCGAATCTGCTGCAACCAAGGCTCAAGGCCTTTTTCCTTGCTATAGACGACGAGGGCTGTTTCTTGCGGCGGCACAACGGCCAATTCAGTAGTAGCGGACACGGGGAATCCTTGCCGCGATGCACGCAGCGTTTGAACGTAGGGAATGGGGTTACTGCGTGACGCGATCAGCGAGGGCGCTGAGCAACATCAGAAAGACGAGGGCGGAGATGGCGATTGCGCTGCCGCGCAAAAGGGCTGCACGTTTAGCGCGCTGGTATCTGGTCATTTCGGCATATCCGGAATAGGAAACCAGTGGGTAATCCGTGTGTGGCAAGTGTCGCCGTCGATGTATTCCCACGGCTTTTGATCACGGTTCCTTCGAATCGCCATAAATGGAGGATAGCTTGTCTTTCCGACCCGGCAGACAAGGACTGTCTTGTTCGGCGGCGGCAGGCCGTCCTCTACATTGACCCAGCCGCTCACGGCCGAACCCTCACCGCTATCCGTCCACCTTTCATGGTTGCCGCCAGGCGCTTCGGCAAGCTGGCGACCAGAGCCTCGCGGGACTTGCCGATCACTTCGTTGAACGGGAGGCCGAATCCGAGCAGGACCAGCTTCGATTCAATCTCATCGAGCTGCTCATCGATCAGCGTTTTAACCGGTGCAGTACTCATGGGGTGGTCCTTTTCAGGAAGTCATTGCGCTCGCAGAACTTTGCGTCAAGCGCATCACGCAAACGGTTTGCCGTGGCGCGATCGATAAGCTCGGCGACTTCGGCCAACTCGATCATGCCCATCACAAACGTTCGGTCCGGCACCG